CAAAACAATGAAGAGTTAGTTAAAGCGCTAGAATCGACTGAATTGCACGATTTAATACGAGTTAAAAAAGAGCCTGCACTAAGCGAATTAAAAAAACATTTAACAGTTGTAGGCGATCAAGTTTTATACGAAAAAACTGGCGAAGTAATCGAAGGAATCAAGATTGAAAAGCAAGAAGATGGTTTCAACGTAAAGATTAAATAGGAGGTAAACATTTGAAAATAAAAAGCGCAACAGACATCAAAGACGACAGAGCAACGTATCTATTATATGCGCCACCAGGAACAGGGAAAACACACACAATAAATTTTCTTGAAGGTAAGACTTTATATGTATCGATAGATAAAACAGAGTACCCATTAAAAGGTAATGAAAACATAGACATTATGGACTTTGACACTCACAACTCTTGGGAAGAATGGAAAGAATTAATCAAATGGTTATCTAATAACGACTTATCAAAATACGACAATTTAGTGTTTGATAACGTGTCAGAATTATTTAGATCAATGCTTGGTAATTTAGGTCGAGAAGGAAAAAACAATCGTGTACCAGAAATGCAACATTACCAGCAAATCGATTTCTTGATAATTGATAGTTTGCGTTTTATTAATTCATTAAATAAAAGAGTGGTTTATCTTGCTTGGGAAATGACAGACGAGTTTAGAACAGAAGGCGGACAAATATTTAATCGAACGTTTCCTGACATCAGAAATAAAATATTAAATAACTTCATGGGCTTAACACAGGTTGTTGCAAAGTTAGCAATTAATAATAAAACAGAAAAAAGAGGATTTATATTATCGCCAAGCAATAGTATTTTCGCAAAAAATCAATTGGATGGCAGGAAACACTGTCTCCAGGAAGACGTCTTTAAAGTTAATTATATTCCTGATAATGAGGAAGGTGATTAATATAAATGTTCACATTGCACGATTACCAACAAACGCTCGTAGATAAAACAAGACAGGCATATGTTGACGGTTATAAAGCGCCTTGCGTTGTTGCACCTTGCGGAGCAGGGAAATCAATTATTATTAGTGACATTGCAAAAAACGCAACAAATAAAAGTAATAAAGTTCTCTTTTTAGTACATCGAAGGGAGTTGATAGACCAAATAAAAGACACTTTCATAAAAAATAATGTAAATCTAGATTACGTCCATTTCGGAATGGTGCAAACAGTTGTTAGGCAATTAGATAAAATGACGAAACCTAAATTAATCATAGTTGATGAAAACCATCATAGTTTAGCTAATTCATATAAAAAGATATTTGATTATTTTTCTGATGTTCCGTCGCTCGGTTTTACAGCAACGCCAATCAGATTAAACGGCAGTGGTTTGGGTGACGTAAACGACATATTAATTGAAGAAGTAAATGCTAAATGGTTAATCGAAAACAATTATTTATCACCATATAAATATTATGCACCTAAGTTAATCGATACTGAAAAGCTTAAAATGAACAGTTTAAGAGAGTTTTCTTCAACTTCGATGGATAACGCAATGGAAGAAAAAACAATCTATGGTGATGCGGTTAAACACTATAAAAAGTTAGCCGATGGTGAGCAAGCCATTGCTTACTGTCACAGCGTTGAATCAAGCAAACATACTGCAGAACAATTTATGTTACATGGGATTAATGCAGCTCATTTAGATGGCACTACACCTAAAGATAAACGTGATTCAATAATTAATCAGTTTCGTACAGGCGAGATTAAAGTATTAACAAATTGTGACATTGTAGGTGAAGGTTTTGATGTTCCTGAATGTTCCACAGTTATTATGCTTAGACCTACACAGTCACTTTCGTTATTCATCCAGCAATCAATGCGAGGTATGCGTTATAAGAAAGGTAAAACATCAATTATTATTGATCATGTTGATAACGTAAGGCGACATGGTTTACCTGATACCGAAAGATTGTGGAGTTTAAAAGGTATTAAAAAACAAGAATCTGAAAACGAAATAAAGATAAAAGAGTGCGAAAACTGTTTTGGAGTATATACACCTGAATATCTTATTTGCCCACACTGCGGACATAAGCCAGAGGTTAAAGAAGCTAAAGGTTATGAAGTTAATGAAGATGCTTCATTAGAAGAGATTAATGAAGATGAAATTTCGCAAGTTGTTACTTTAGATTTTCGAGAACCTGAAGATTGTAAAAATATGGCGGAATTAACAGAGCTGGCTAAGAACAGAGGATATAAAAAAGGCTGGATTTATTATCAGGGAAAGGCTAGAGGGTTTATATGAACAATATTGTCGGAAAAAACTTTAATAGCTTAACGGTTATAGAAAAGACAAAAGAAACACTATAAAAACTATAAAAAATTAAAAGGATGATATTAAAAATGACAAAAAAAACAGGTTTTTCATTAGACTTTAACGATACTTTCGGAGGTTACGAAAAAATAAAAAATGGAACTTATGAAGTAATTATTGACCACGCGACAGAAGGAGCTACACCTTCAGGAGCTGAGTATACGGAGTTTCGCATGACGATTAGAAATGATTTAGATCAGCCACATGTTAATCTTAAAATTTGGGAGAGAGTATGGAAGGCTAAAGCAACAGGAAAGTATAACATGATGATGTTTAACACAATCGGTAAAGCTGCACAACTAGAAAATGGTAAGACTTACAACAACTTTGATGAGTTACTTGAAGATTATGCAAATAAACCAGTTCAAGTATTCGTTAAAAATGAGACATCTGAATATAAAGGTAAAACGTATGAAAACTTAAACGTCAAATCATGGAATAAAACGAAATTCCCAAGCATCCAACACGAATTTAAAGAAGGTGCTGGAGGTTCTGGAAGTAAAACAGAAACTATTGAAATTGATTCAGATGATTTACCGTTCTAAACAATTATTTAGGGGAGGTAACACTCCCTTTTCTTATAGATAGAGAGGTGACATAAAATTTACTCAAAAGTACCTTATGAATTGAAAGAACAAAATAGATGGTGTAATTGGAAATCAGTTAAAAGAAACGGTAGATTCACAAAACTGCCAATTGATTCTGATACAGGTGGAGCAGCTAAAAGTAATGACGAAAATACGTGGTCAAGTTTCGAAACAGCTATTAGTAGGTTAAATCAAACAGATGGAATTGGTTATTTCTTTAAAGACCCTTACATCGGAATAGATATAGATGACGTAGGAAAAGAAATCGAACGTTATAATAACGATGATTTCGATAATAACATTGTTTCGGAGTTTGTAGATATACTGAACAGTTATGCAGAAGTGAGTCCTTCAGGCAATGGTATTCACATTATTATTAAAGGCGAGTTACCTGATTCAGGAAGAAGAAGAGGCAACATTGAAATATATGATAAAGGAAGATTCTTTACGGTTACAGGTAACAGCATTGGTGGATATACACATATAGCCGATGATTCTGAATTAAATAAAATCAATCACTTGCACACTAAATACATAGCTTCTGGTGAGCCAAGTATTGAAAGTAAAGCGAGTGATACACAAGGTAACCATTTAACAGAAGACGAACTAATTAGAATTGCAACAAACAGTAAAAACGGAACACGTTTTAATTTATTTTTAAATGGTGGCTGGGAGCAGTTTTACGATAGTCAATCAGAAGCGGATATGGCTTTTGCTAACGATTTAGCTTTTTGGACAAACAGAGATTTTAATAAAATGGATAACATATTTAGAAAATCGTCTTTATATCGTGACAAATACGACTCTAAACGAGATCAATCAACTTACGGTGCAGACACACTGAATAAAGCTATATCAAGTTGTAATAATGCTTTTAATCCTGAACAAAAAGACGATGATTTTAACCTTTATATAATGGAAGATTCGATAAAAGAAGTCAAAAACAAATTCTATTCTTATGATGATACAGGTAACGCAGATAGGTTTGTTGATGCTTTTGAGGATTTGGTCAGATACAACTATACAAGAAAAAACTGGTTTATTTATAACGGTAAAACTTGGGAATTAGATTCTGAAGGTAGAACTAGAGGTTTAGTTGGAAAAATTTTAGAGAGAATGAAAAAAGAGCCTGTTTATGTTAGTGAAGATTTAGATGAAGAAGCTGCTCAAAAAGCACTACAAAAACACATCAAATATTCAAGAGGTAGCAACGGAAAAACAAACATGCTTAAAGAAAGCGAACACCTGTTACCAGTTACAGCTGAACAATTTGATAATGATACTAATTTGTTAAATGTCGAGAACGGGTACATTGATTTAAAAACAGGGGAGTTAAAAGGACACGATAGAGAAAAATACTTCTCTAAAATATCGGCAGTTGAATACACAGACAAAATAGATCATCCATTGTGGGATGACTTCTTAATGAAAATATTCAATAACGACGTTGAGTTAATTGAATATATTCAGAGGGCGGTCGGATACTCTCTCTCAGGTTCGACTGAAGAACAAATTATGTTCATATTGCACGGTAACGGTCGAAACGGGAAATCAGTATTCTTAGACATTATAACGGAAATGCTTGGTAACTATACGACTAACATTCAACCACAGTCGATTATGGTTAAGCAGCAATCAGGCGGAGCAAGTCCTGATATAGCAAAATTAGATGGCGCTAGATTGGTTACCACAACGGAGCCGAATGATGGTATGCGTTTTGACGAAGGACTTGTTAAACAATTAACTGGTGGAGATCGAGTTTCAGCAAGGTTTTTACATGAAAATGAATTCGAGTTTACACCTCAATTCAAACTGTGGATGGCAACAAACCACAAACCAATTATAAGAGGGACTGACGACGGTATTTGGCGAAGGATGGCAATCATTCCATTTAATGTACAGATACCACTTAATGAAGTCGATAAACACCTGAAAACCAAACTAAGAAGTGAAATGACCGCTATTTTAAATTGGGCAGTTGAAGGACATAAAGAGTGGCAACGCATAGGTCTAAAAGAACCGGAAACAATCAAGTTACAACGCGGTGATTATCGTAAAGAAATGAATCCAATTGAAGTGTTTCTTGAAGAGTGTTGCGTAATTGATAGTGAAGAGAGAGAAAAAGCTGCAGATGTTTATAGAGTTTATAGCGACTGGGCAAAAGAAAACAATGAATATCTATTAAATAGTACCAAGTTTACAAGAGAAATGCAGAACAAATTCAGAAGAGTAAAGTCCAGCACTTATTATTATGTGGGGATCAGACTTAAAAAAACAGGTCATGAAGACGGCGTAATTAGACTTAATTTAAACTAAGTTTATGTTTTAGGGACTGATAGGGACTGTTAGGGATAGCTCGGGATTGAAAAACGCTGTTGAATCCCTGTCAAATAACGTTGTCATACCAATTGATTGAATATACTTTGGGAATAAAAGGACTCTAAATATATAAAGAAGGAGTAATAGGAAAAAAGAATATATATACAGTAACATATATCTTTTAAGAAAATGAGTCCCTTCAGTC